TGTTTTGCTTCTGTAATTCAGGGACAAATGGGGCGATTGCCTCTACCAGCACTTTAGCGTTGTCGGCTTCTTGTTTATAGGTAGAAACACCCTTTTTGTACTCAGATTCACGCTGATTTGAATATTCTGCTAATTTGAGGCTTTCTTCTTTGGTTAATTGCTGACCAGAAGTGAGCTTATCCCAAATTGGTAGATACTCTTTTTTCCATGTGGTTGGGCGTGGAATCGCTTTTACAGTTTCTTCTTCCTGCGGTTCTTCATCCGACTCCTCAGATTCAGCAGCTTGAACGCTTTCGGCAGGTTTTTCACTATCTTCTGCGACAGCTTCCTCTTGATTGGACTCCTCGGCATTATCCTCTGCCACATCCTTTGGTTCTTCCAAGGGTTCTTCGACAATCTCATTCTCCTCAGGCTGTTCTAAGGCTGCCTCCATTGCTGCTTCTAATGCACTTCTGCGGTCATCACTCATGTTTTCTCCAAGTTATCGGTAGTTAAGTTTTGCGTATGCCAATTCTGCAATCTGGCGTTTACGCTTTTCCGCAGATTTGCGGTCAATCTCAATCGGCTTGTGCTGCATTGGGACATCGTTGCCAATTTCAATCATTCGGTGCTGTTTTAGATGGTCTCTGTGGTGGCTACGGCTTTTTATCCATGAGCCATCGACTTGGCTGATATAGCCTTCAATATCGGACATGACCATAGCGGATTCACGCCTTGTCATTTCTTGTTTTTGTTTCCATGCTTCTTCAGCTTCGGGTGTTCCTAGGGTAAACCCCCAGAACTCAAGGTAATAATCTTTATCAGATTGTTTAGCTTTTACATGGTTTCCTTCAGACCATCCGCAGTTTGGACAAATCATAACGCCTCCAATAGTTGTGGTAGTTTGTGCCAGTCACTCTGGCGTAAGGGGACAACGGAATCGTACCAACTGGCATTTTTCCATCGCCAACAAATATAGGCATCCTCAGGCAACAAAACAAAAGTCTTGACACCCAAAGCGCCAGCTAAATGCGCTGTAGCCGTATCAGGCGCTACAACGGCTTTTAATGACTTCATATGACACGCAGTCTTATAGAAATTTTGTTTCCAGCCATCGCTAGGCAATGGCATAAATATGTCGTCAATTTCTGGGTTTAATGAGTAGCAATCATCACCGACTAATTGGCGCAATTCTTTGATGGGCGTGGATTTAATGTAATGAAGTGGGCCTTTAGATGCCATCCAATTAACCCCAACTTTGCGCTCTATCGGGCTAAAACCAGCGTCTAAATAGCCTTCTGAGCCAACAATTTTATCCTTCGTAATTGGGAATGATTGGCGGACATAGCTTGGCGAGTGCATCGCAAAAAATGGCAATGACATTGAGCCTACCCAATAATCCGCTTCTAAGGGTTTGCCCTCTGTTCGTGTGCTAGAAATGTAATCAACGCAATCCATTTGCCCTAGCAACTGCATCATGGATTCGTGAACCATTACGCTGACTGTTCTAGCGCCCCATACTTTGAGCATAGGCAGAAATCGAGCCATCTGAATAATGTCGCCAAAGCCTTGTTCCATCTGAACGGTGATGTGCTTGTCATAAAGCCTTTCGCCATTCCATTTTGGGGCTTTAATCCATTTATCCCATTTTTCGCCTGTGGCTTGCATGGTTTGTGGATGCCATCTAAATTCATAGAGCCTGAACCCTGAAAGATAGTGACCTAAATGGAGTAAATCTAAACCTTTTTTATATTGTGAATGTGCTGTCATAAGAGCATTAATAGGGCTTCTTCGTCATCCTGTTCGGCTTTGAATTTAGCGTCTAAGATTGCAAGAGCAGTAAGAGTTTCTGCTAATACTTTCTTGTGGGCTATCGCTTGTTGTAATTCCTTTTCTTGTCTGTCAAGATTGGCGATAACCGCTTCTATGCGTGTGACTTCGACTGACGGTGTATCAATCCTAATCTCTTGTTTTGATTGTAGTTTATTTTTTTGTTGCTTGCTTACAACAGGGTCAATCAAATCCCTAAATTTCTGTTTGCGTGATGCAGCGTCAGCTTTGCGAGCCTCAATTAATCTTTGTTCGGCAGCAAGGCGCTTGCGCTCTAAAGCCCGCAGTCTTTCGTAGTCACGCTTGCTGATGCCACCGTCATGGGTATCTTTGGTATTTGTGCCAGGCGTTACATAACCAATGAATAAAGCGGTATCGTTGTCGTCAATCGTGTAGATTTGCGCTGTTTCTAACGCTTGGGCAGTAAATGTTGCTGTATCTGTGCCGTCTGTAGCGCTGATATAGGCGCTTACAAGGTTCTGTGCGGTAAATGTTGCTGAATCCGTACCATCTGTTGCCGAAATAGCACCAGAAACCGCTACAGAACCAGTTAAAGTGGCTGAATCGTTGTTATCGGTGGTGTAAATGTAGCCAGAAACGAGTTCTTGGGCGTAAATCGTGCAAGTATCAGTACCATCTGTAGCCGATATATTGCCTGTAACAAGAACTTGACCTGTTAGGGTCGCAGAATCGTTGTTATCTGTGGCAGAGATTGTCCCTGTAATTTTTGGCAGCGCAATATCTGATATTGGCTGATTTGATATTGGGCCAAAACCCAGCATTTTAGACTACCACCCATCGGCTGCCAGTAGAAACTGTAACCGTTACTCCTGTATTAATGGTTACTTTGCCAGCAGACATAGCGTTGTAATTGCTTGGAATGGTATAGCTGGTAGCAATCGTGTTTGGATTAATGTGAAATCCATAGCTTGCATTTTGAATAGGTGCAGTACTGGTTGTGCCATCAAAAGTAAATGCGGAAGAAGCACCAAAAGCACCGCTATTATTGTATTGAATTTGAGTATTAGAGCCAGCAGCAGAAGCGCTTACTGTTGCCCAAGTTCCATCACCCCTTAAATAGGTACTAGACGATGGTGTTCCTGTAGCAGGGTTAGTCGCAGGGGCAGTAACAGATGCCAATACAGTTCCAGTTGTAGGAACATTGGTAGCATTTACTGTACCAACAACAGTTAAAGCTCCCGATGTAGGCGTTATCTTATCTGCCGATTGGTCAAGGTTCATTGACATTTAGCAGTCCTCAGCACCTTTATACTGCTCAAAAGTCTTTAATACGCCATAGATTGCGGGTAGTAAATCACCTTTAAGGTCGCTAATGCCAATATAATGCGCATCTTCACGAACTGTGGCTAGGTTTTGTTCTCTAGCGGCTTGGTCGTAATGAATCGCCACTTGGACTTGAATATTGTCTTTTGTGCCAAAAAAGTTAGTAATTCTAGCGTAGGCTTCGGGTGCTGGTACGCCAAATTGAGTTTGTTCGAGTTTAAGTTTTAGTGCCATGTTAGTTCCTTGATTAGTAAGTCATTTCTGTGGTTTCGATTTTTGCAACAGTTCTTATTGTAGTTCCAGCTTGCCCTGTAAAGGTAATGGCTAGTCCACCATTGGTTGTGTCCGCAGTCGCTGTGACTGTCCATGTGCTTGCCCCTGAATCTGCAGCAATAGTATTAACCACAGGAGTTCCTACAAGTGCTGTTGAAGCGGCATTTGCGCCCCTTTTAATCAATCCTTCAATAGTCCATGCTTTAGAGTTACCACCGCCTGTTACACCTGAAATAATACTAGCTTTAAAGTAATAAGCAGAGTTATTAGGTAGTATTACTTGGTTTGTTGTTCCTGCTGCACCGCCATCTGATGTAATAACTGTGGCTGTTGCATCTGTTGTTTGTTTTCCTAATACAAGAATAGCTGATTGCGCACCACCAGTAGTCGCTACTGCATTAAATGAAGGAATTACATGATTAGCAATTAATCCTCTTGTAGTTCCATAACCGCCAGCTAATATTGCAGAATATGGGCCATTTACAGTATTGGTATTTCCACCAACTAAAACTCCACCAAAACTGCTGTTGGTGTTTCCCCATCCAGCTCCAACAAATGATGATTGACCACTTGATGTATTTGCAGAATATGAATAAGCGCCATAAGTTCCACCACCACAAACAACAGCGCTATTTCCTGAAGCGGTATTGCTTGCTCCACTTAAAACGGCAGCTTGAAGTCCACTAGCAGTATTTTTTGTTCCACCTACTACTGAACTCCAATCCCCAGAAGCCACATTCCTATTAGCCGCAGTACCAGCATCACCACCACCACCGATAAATGAATAACTACCTGTAGCTTGGTTGTTTCCTCCTCCTACTACTACTCCATGAGGGGTGTAGAAAGATAGAGTTGCTGTACCGCTTCCACTTGCAACTTGGGATAAGGTAAGGGTTGTTCCTGAAATTGCCGCAACATAAGTTGTAGGGAATGTAATATATGTGCCAGTAATTAATTGACCGACTTTAATATTTGCGTTACTTGCCGCCAAAGTTACTGTTGTTGTGCCATTCATTGTGGCAGATTGCGTAGTTACAGCAGAAGATGATGTTGTAGAGTTTGAAGCACCCCCACCAACAAGACCATAAAAACCAGTACCATTGTTTGAATAGCCTCCAACAACAGCAGAATAATTTAAAGTTGCTGTATTGTTTTGACCGCCTAAAATGCTTGCATAAGGTTGGTTTACCACATTACTTCCACCACCACCAATGGCAGAAAAAGAATTGCTTACAGTATTTCCGTAACCGCCACCAATAAATGCGTTAGAACCTGATGCTACTTGAGTTGCACCACCCCTTCCTGTCTGCCAATCAACAGCATTAGCACCCCTAGCATTACCACCTACTGTAGAAGATGTAGTAGCTTGTGCTTGTAGTGCGCCTGTTCCTGCTGGAGAAACATAAAGAGAACCATCTGATTGAAGTCCTAGTCCTGCTACTCCACTAAAGGATAGGGTAGGAGTTCCGTAGATTGCGGCTGAAGTGGTGACTGTATAAGTGCTTGCAGATGTGCCAATTTCTAATTGACCGCCCCAAATATAAACTGTTGATGGGCTGGACGCAGTTTTCTTTACCCAAACTCCTGCAGCGCTACTTTGATACGCTTCTGTTAATGATATTCTTTGCCAACTCGTTGTTAATGTAAAAGTATTTGTAGCCCCAGTAAGTCCGGGGTCAGTAAAATCAACCGTTCCACCAGCTACATCAGCACGAATATAAATAGATTTGGTATTTGTTAATCCAGTCCAAGAAAGCCCTGTTTTTACCTGATAAATACCTTGTCCAGTTGCTGTTGTAGACCAAGCAATAGAAGCGGCTGTTGTTGAACCATCAGGAGCAATTACAGCATTATCAGTAGCAGTTACACCAGTTTGTTTAACCCATGCGGCATTAGAAAACTGTTGAGAATACAACATGAAATTCTCACCAGTACCTTTTAATACTTCTGTCTGTCCTGTAATAGTAGTAAATGTGCCAGTATTGGGGGTTGTTGCGCCAATGACTGTGTTGTCGATTGTTCCGCCAGTTATGGTAGGCGTATTTATATTTGGGCTAGTATTTAATACAACTGAACCAGAACCAGTAGAGGTTGTTACGCCAGTACCACCAGCTAGAACAGGTAAAGTACCCGCAGTTAAAGTAGTAGCCCCTGTTGAATATAACGCATTGTTAGCTGCAGTAAATGTAGTTAAACCTGTGCCACCATAAGCGCCTGTAATGACATTGCCATTCCATGTGCCATTGGTATAAGAACCAGCCCAAGAAAGCGTATTGGTACTCCAGCTTGCATTG